AATTGAGGAAGCGAAAAACGCGAAAAATGAACTGGATAACTATCTAGCGATGATGCAAATCCAAGTTTCTGACCCTGTAAATTCACAAACAGGAGTTTTGCCTCCAGCATCAGTTAAAAATGAAGATCCATCGTATAAAGAAGTATTTATGAAAGCTATCCGTGGTCAAAATTTAAGCCATGAAGAAGCATGCGTTATGCAGGAATACAAAGCGGCCTTATCTGAGAATTCAGGTAAAGATGGCGGCTATATTGTTCCAGAAGATATTACGACAACAATTAATCAATTAAAACAAACGGTTGATAGCTTAGAACAGTATGTAAATGTACAACCTGTATCAACAAACAAGGGAGCCCGTACGCTAGAGAAACGTGCAGCATCTACACCTTTTGCGCCATTATCTGAGTATGGTAAGCCAAATGCAATGCAAGAAATTGCTTCTCCTGAATTCGATCGTTTATCTTACGCAATTGAAGATTATGCAGGCTTCTTACCGGTGCCAAATGATTTATTAGATGATACAGATCAAGCTTTAGAAGAATATTTACGTCAATGGATTGCGAAAAAATCTATTGCGACTCGAAACTATCTGATTTTACAAGAAATCAATAAACTAACAAAAGTTGATTTAAAGGATTATAACGGCCTTAAAACAACATTAAACGTTACACTAGATCCAATGTTTGCAGCAGTAGCGAACATTTTTACAAACCAAGATGGATTTAATTACTTAGATCAATTAGAAGATAAAAATGGTCGTCCACTACTTCAACCAGATCCAACAAATCCAACTCGTAAGTTATTTTCCGGTAAGCCCGTTATTGTGTTGTCCAATAAAACAATTGCTACAGATAAAGACGGAAAAGCACCTTTCATTATTGGGGATTTAAAAGAGGCAGTTATTCTTTGGGATAGAAAACAATTATCTATTGATATGACCAAAGAAGGCGGAAATGCTTGGAGAACAAATACTTCTGAATTCCGAGCAATCGAACGTGAAGATGTCACATTATGGGACCAAGAAGCAGTTGTGTATGGGCAAATTACGGTTGCGCCTAAAACTGGAGCTTAATAAGCTAGGGGGTGTCCTTCTTGGTACTAACATTAGAGGAAGCTAAAAAGTATCTTCGCGTGGATGGTGATGAGGAGGACGATCTCATTACATCTTTCGTAATAGCAGCTGAAATCTATATTAAAAATGCTACAAGTAAAAATGTGGACTTAAAAAGCGAGCTTGCTAAATTGGCGGCTCGTATTTTAATTTCCCATTGGCATGAAAATCGGGAAGCAGTTGGAAAAGCAGAACAATTAGCATTTAGTTTGCAATCGATATTAGTTCAGTTGCAGTATTCTGGTGGTGATTCAAGTGAATCCAGGTAAATTAGATAAACGTCTTACATTTCAAGTGAAAGATGATGAAGCAAAGAGCCCAGACGGTGATCCAATAGAAGGATATAAGGATTCTTTTACTGTATGGGGCTCTTTTATTTTTTTAAAGGGAAGAAAATACTTTGAAGCAGCCGCAGCTAACAGCGAAGTGCAGGGTGAAACAGAAATCCGATTTCGCGCAGATGTGAATGCTGACATGAAAATCAAGTATAAGAATACGATTTATGACATTCTTTCGGTTATTCCAACTGAAAAACACACATTATCAATCATGTGGAAGCGTGGTGGAATGAATGGCTGATGGTGTAGATTTGTTAGGTTTTGATCGTTTGGTTACTGAATTAAATCAAATGGGGTTACGTGGAGAGGAAATAGAAGATAAAGCTCTTGCAGCCGGTGGTGAACAAATTCGAAAAGCTATTGCAGAAAGAAGTGAACCGAGGAGTTCAAGTCCTAAGAAACCTTCCAAAAGTGAACCTTGGCGTACGGGCCAACATTTGCTGGATAATATACGAGTTACGAAGGCACGAATGGAAAATGGTGTGAAAACGATCAAGATTGGAATAGACAAAGCGGACCGTTCTCCATATTTCTATGGAAAGTTTTTAGAGTGGGGTACTTCTAAAATGCCAGCACATCCATTTATAGAACCAGGTTTTAACGCTTCTAAAGCCGATGCGGTACGTGCTATGACGGATATCTTGAAAAATGAAATGGGGCTGAATTTATGATAAATTTACGCCCTGAAATTGTGCAAGCTCTTGGAAATAATCAGGAGCTTGTTTCTTTATTAGGTGGAAAACGTGTTTATTATCGTAAAGCCAAAAATGCTGAAGAGTTTCCACGGATTACGTTTTTTGAATTAGATAATCGACCAGATGGATTTGCAGATAATGATGAAAGCGAAAGTGAAATCACATTCCAAATCGATATTTGGTCAAAGGGTAGTACAACAGCAATCCATCAAAAAGTGAATGGAATTATGAAAAGTATTGGTTTTTCGCGTTATGCGGTTGCTGATTTATATGAAGAGGATACAAAAATTTTTCATTACGCGATGCGATTCGCGAAAGGAGTGGAGTTATAGATGGCTGGAGAAGTTATTAAAATTAGTTCGACTGTCGGTGTAGATAGTCTTGTTTATGCAAAGTCATTGAAAGATGATGCAACTGGTGTTGATTACAGTACGGTTAAAAAAATGGAAGGTGCAGTAAAGGTTAAATTAACTAAAAAAGTATCTTCTGAGGTTATGTGGAGCGATAACAGAAAATCAGAGATTGCAGAATCTGATGGTGAAACTGAAGTGGAAATCGAACTTCGAAGTATTTCTCTATCAACAAAGGCTGACATTGAAGGGTTTCCAGAAGTAAAAGATGGAGTTTTAGATGAGAAACGTGAAGGTGAGAAACCATATTTAGCTATTGGTTTCCGATTCTTAAAAGCTAATGGTAAGTATCGATATGTTTGGTTATTAAAAGGGAAACTTTCACAAGAGGAAGAAGAGGCTGAAACGAAAAAAGATAAACCGAATTTCCAAACAACAAAATTGAAAGGTTCCTTTATTGAACGTGATTTTGATGATAGAACGAAATTTACAGCAGATGAAGATGAGCCAACGTTTACAAAATCAGTTGGAGATAATTGGTTTAATAAAGTATATGAAAAACCAGTCGCACAACCACCAGCAGGAAAATAAGGGGGAGCAAAAGCTTTCTCTTTTTTATTAAATTTAGGAGGGAAAAACTATGAAATTAACTTTAATGATTAATAAAGAAAAACAAACTTTTAATATGCCAGAATTTATTCCAGCCCGCCTTATTCGTCAGGCTCCTGAACTTGCTGAAATCCCAAACAATCCTGGTCCAGAAGATATGGATAAAATGGTTCAATTCGTGGTGAAAGTTTATGGCGGTCAATTTACATTAGATCAGTATTGGGATGGGGTTGATGCCCGTAAATTCTTATCGACAACTTCAGATGTAATTAATGCAATTATAAATGAAACTGTGGAAGCAGCTGGTGGTAATCCTGTATCTGGAGAAGAAGAAAACCCAAACGAGTAGAGGGAGGAGGGCTAACGTTCAGTGAGTTTATGGACGAGCTCTACCTCTCTTTATTACGTCAAGGATATAAACATCATCATATCGATAATGAAATGGATATTTGGCATTATTTAAAGCTGAATCAAAAGAGTCGTGAACAAGGTGATTCAAATAGTGAAAATGCAAGCTCTAATGAAATAGAAGTTCCGGCAGAAAACATTATTTAATGAGGGGGTGAGACTATGGCAAATGAAATGAATAATTTGGTCGTTAGGCTTTCCCTTGATAATGTAAACTTCCGACAAGGTATCGCGAATTCAGGGCGTGCAGTCAGAACATTACAGAACGAATTAAAATCTGTGAGTACAGGTATGGGTGGTTTTGCTAACGCTAGTCAACAAACGCAAGCGAAAATGAATACACTTAGTAGGCTCATTGATGCGCAAAAAGAGAAAGTTAAAGCGTTACGACAAGCCTATGATCAAAATAAGGCTAAATTAGGTGAAAATGATGCAGCAACTCAACGATATGCTTCTCAAGTTAATAAAGCAGTTGCTGATTTAAATAGATTTGAAAATGAACTCAAACAAGTGAATCGTCAGGCACAACAAACAGCACTGGATAAATTAAATAATTCATTGAAGTCTTTACAAGCTGAATTCCAAGCGGTTACAACAGGAATGCATGGATATACCAATGCTACTGAACAAACTCGAGCAAAAATTGATGTGCTATCTCGTATGGTAGATAAGCAAAAGGAGAAAATCAGGGAGCTTCAGTCCGCTTACAATCGTGCTAAAACAGAAGAAGGTGCAGCAAGTCAATCAGCACAACATTATGCTGAACAAATTCATCGAGCTACCGCTGAACTTAATCGATTCGAAACTGAATTACGTCAGTCAAATCATGAACTAGAACAACAAGGTAATCGTCTTCTCAATTTCGGAAACCGTATGGAAACATTGGGAAATCATTTGCAAAATGCAGGAATGCAAATTGGTATGGTGTTTGGCGGAATGACTTACGCTATAGGGCGTGGTTTAAAATCAGCGGTTACTGAATCAATGAACTTCGAACAACAGATGGCTAACATTAAAGCAGTATCTGGTTCTACTGGCGAAGAAATGAAAAAATTAAGCGAACTAGCTGTTAACATGGGAGAAACAACAAAGTATTCTTCTGTAGAAGCTGGAAAAGGTATTGAAGAATTAATAAAGGCTGGTGTTAGCTTACAAGATATCATTAATGGTGGATTGGCAGGAGCTCTTAACTTAGCGACAGCAGGAGAACTAGAATTAGGTGAAGCGGCAGAGATTGCATCAACAGCCTTAAATGCATTTAAAGCAGATCATCTTTCAGTAGCAGATGCAGCTAACATATTATCAGGAGCGGCAAACGCATCGGCAACTGATGTACGTGAATTAAAATATGGTCTTGCTGCCTCTTCAGCAGTAGCGGCAGGAGCAGGGATGACGTTTAAAGATACCGCTACAACTTTAGCAGTATTCGCTCAAAATGGTTTAAAAGGTTCAGATGCAGGGACATCTTTAAAAACGATGCTTATGAGGTTAAATCCATCTACTAAAGAAGCATATAACAAAATGCGTGATTTAGGTCTTATCACATATAACGCTCAAGCAGGGTTTGATTTCCTGGTGAAAAATGGAGTTACTCCAGCATCTAGAAGTGTGGGAGATATCGAAGTTGCATTAGAAAAATATGTAATGAAAACTGAAGGAGTTACAAAGTGGAACGATAAATGTGATACAACATTCCGTGAGTTAGCAACAAGTTCCGCATTCTTATCATCAAAATTTTACGATCAACAGGGACATATTCAAAGTCTAGAAAATATTTCAGGAACACTTCATGAGTCTATGAAAGATTTAACAGATCAACAACGAAGTATGGCGTTAGAAACATTATTTGGTTCTGATGCCGTTCGTGGTGCGACTATTCTCTTTAAAGAAGGAGCAAAAGGGGTTAATGAAATGTGGGATGCAATGTCCAAAGTTACGGCTGCCGATGTTGCAAAAACAAAGATTGATACCCTCCAAGGAAGAATCGTTTTATTAGATTCAGCGTTTTCTACTATGAAAAAGACAATTGGTGATGCACTTGCTCCTGTGGTGAGTGTGTTTGTTGCTGGTTTACAAAAACTTGTTGATGGATTCAACTCTTTACCAGGACCAGTACAAAAGGCAATAGCAATTACAGGTGGTATTGTCCTTGCTTTAACAGCTGTGGCTACAGCGATAGGTGTTGTTTTAGCAGCGTTTGGAATGATTGCTTCAGGAATTGGTTCTTTATCTCTTGCATTAGCATCAGTTGGTGGGATTGCTGGAATTGCTGCTGGAGCAGTTGGATTCTTAGGAAGTGCGCTTGCGGTTTTAACAGGACCAATTGGTCTAGTAGCAGCGGCTCTTATCGGAACTGGAGTAGTTGCATATAAAGCATATCAAAAAGCAACTGAAGACAGTATCGCTTCAGTAGATCGTTTTGCTACAAATACAGAAGGGAAAGTAAGCTCCTCAACAAAGAAGGTTCTTGGCGAGTATTTTAAACTGTCCGATGGTATTAGACAAAAGTTAACTGAAATTAGATTGAATCATGAAGTAATAACAGAAGAACAGTCGCAGAAGTTGATTGGTCAATATGACAAATTAGCTAATACAATCATTGAAAAAACCAACGCAAGGCAACAAAAAGAAATTGAAGGGCTTAAAAAGTTCTTTGCTGATTCGTATGTATTAACCGCTGAAGAAGAAAATAAACGAATCGAACAGTTAAATCAGCACTATGAACAAGAGAAGCTAAAAACACAAGAGAAAGAAAATAAAATTAAAGAAATTCTACAAACGGCAGCTAGAGAAAATCGAGAGTTAACAACGTCTGAACGTATTTCTTTACAAGCTCTACAAGATGAAATGGACAGAGTTGCAGTTGAACACATGAGTAAGAACCAAATGGAACAAAAGGTAATCCTGGAAAATATGCGTGTGCAAGCTAGTGAAATATCAGCTAGACAAGCAGCAGAAGTTGTAGAGAATAGCGCCAAAGCAAGAGACAAAGTTATTGAGGATGCGAAAAAGACCCGTGATGAAAAAATTGCAGAGGCAATTCGCCAGCGTGACGAAAATAAAACAATCACTGCTGATGAAGCGAATGCAATCATTGCAGAGGCAAAACGTCAGTATGATAGTACAGTTTCTACAGCTCGAGATAAGCATAAAGAAATTGTGAGTGAAGCAAAAGCGCAAGCTGGTGAACATGCAAATCAGGTAGATTGGGAAACTGGCCAAGTAAAATCGAAATATCAAGTTATGAAAGATGATGTTATTCGAAAAATGAAAGAAATGTGGTCGGATGTTACCAACAAATATGAAGATATGAAAAACTCTGCAAGTAACAAGGTTGAGGAAATAAAAAATACAGTTTCGAGAAAATTTGGCGAAAAAGTCCAAGCGGTAAAAGATAAGATGAACGAAGTGAAAAGCGGTATCGAAGAAAAATGGAATACAGTTGAAAAATTTTTCAGTTCTATAAATTTACGTTCCATTGGTAAATCAATCATAGAAGGTCTTGGAAAAGGAATAGATGATGCTTCAGGAGGTCTATTTAGCAAGGCTGCTGGAATTGCAAGTGATATTAAAAAGACTATTTCTGGAGCACTAGAGATTAACAGTCCATCTAAAGTGATGATTCCAGTGGGTAGCGCGGTTCCAGAAGGTGTTGGAGTTGGTATGGATAAAGGGAAACGGTTTGTTGTCGATGCAGCCAAAAATGTAGTTGGAACCGTTAAGAAACAAATGGGGAACATGCCATCTGTTTTTGATTTCGGATTCCAAACGAATCAATACAGTATCCCACGTAATACATTTAGAGATTTCAACGGATATGCGCAACCACAATTAGCTTATAATAATTCACCTGCGGCAAAAACAATATTCCCAAATAGAACGGGTGGAGAACAGGAACTGAATTTAACTGTAAACATGACCAATGTTTTAGATGGAAAAGAGCTTGCAAACGGAAGTTACACCTATACTACAAAGCTTCAAGATCGTGAACAAAAAAGAAGAGCGGAATTTTAAAGGTGGTGAGCACGTTGGGGAAACTAAGTTTTACTTTTAATAATATTAAAAAAGATTATATTCAAATGCTAGTTGGAAGAAAACGCCCTTCATGGGCTCCAGTAAAAAGAAGATTAGTAAGAGTCCCTCATCGCGCAGGGGCTCTTTTACTTAATACAGAAACCGAGGAACGTCGTATTGACGTTCCTCTTGTTATTAAAGCGAAAAAAGATATGGCGGATTTACAAAAGTTAAAAGAAGATTTAGCGGATTGGTTATATACAGAGCAACCCGCTGAACTTATTTTTGATGATGAGTTAGACAGGACTTATTTAGCATTAATTGATGGTTCTGTCGATTTGGACGAAATAGTCAATAGAGGCAGAGGTGTTATTACTTTTGTTTGTCCGATGCCGTATAAATTAGGTAAACAAAATACTCATACGTTTACTCAAAACTGGTCCACTGAAATCACTACTTCTTTCGTCAATCAAGGTAATGTAGAAGCGCCTCCAATTATTGAGATTGAGGCCAAGAAACCGAGTACATTTTTAGATGTATGGTTTGGTGAGTATCCGTATAATCGTGATTATTTTAGAATCGGTTATCCGTTGAAAACAGAGCAACTACCTGTAGAGAGAAATCAAAGGCTGATATGGGATGAAATGACTACCACTGTTGGGTGGAGTAAAGTAAGTTCAATGGAAGATGGCAACCCAGTCGGTGAAATGAAATCAGACGGTTATCAATTTTATTGCTCTAATTATGGTACAGGGACAGGAAAAGGATGGAATGGTGCAGCTGTTAAAAAAAATATACCTAATGGGCCAGTGCAAGATTTTATTATGCAGGCTTATGTTACATGTAAAAGTAAACGTATCAATGAGATGGGTCGAGTGGAAATAGCGATATTAGATGAAAACAGTAAAGTGCTTTCGAAAATAGCTATGACTGATGTATTTTGGCAAGCTGAACAAAACTTCGGAACAATGGTAATCGGTTATGATAATAAACCAGGAAGAAGAAGTTTAATTCATGAAAGTGGAGATTATCCAAACACTTGGAACCAGTATCAAGGGCGATTGTGGATAGCTAGAACAGGAAATGTATGGGAAGCGTATATTTCGAAATTCCTCCCGGGGACGGAAAAAGATGATTCTGAACGATTTGTGCGGTGGACGGATGAAAATAACTATCACATGGAAAAAGCGTCGCAAATTCAAATCAGTATTATGCAATGGCAAGATGTACCGCCAGTAGAAGCGATGACCGTTTCAGATTTAAAGTTTTGGAAAGTGAATTTAAATACTCAAAATAATCCGCCTTACATTTTTGATACGGGAGACAAGATTATAATTGATACAGAAAAAAGTCTTGTAACCATTAACGGTAAAAATGCGATTAATTTAAAAGACATTTTTAGTAATTTTCCAAATATCATACGTGGTGAGAATCGTATTGATATAATGCCACCAGATGTTAAAGCGACTGTTAGTTATAGGGAGAGATACAGATGAGAACACCAAGCGGGATTTTGCATGTTGTGGATTTCAAAACAGATCAAATCGTTGCAGCTATTCAGCCAAATGACTATTGGGATGATAATAGGCGTTGGGAACTAAAAAACAATGTTGATATGCTGGATTTCACTGTTTTTGATGGAACTACTCATTCAGCTACACTACAACAACAAAATCTTGTTCTAAAAGAAGTTCGCGATGGAAGAGTTGTACCATATGTCATTACAGAAACAGAGAAGAATTCAGACAAACGATCCATTACCACATATGCTTCAGGAGCTTGGGTTCAAATTGCTAAATCAGGCATTATAAAACCACAAAGGATAGAAGGTAAAACAGTAAACGAATTCATTGATATGGCTCTTGTAGGTATGAAATGGAAACGTGGAAAAACAGATTATGCAGGTTTTCACACTATGACCATTGATGAATTTATGGATCCGTTAACTTTTTTAAAGAAAATAGCTTCTTTATTCAAATTAGAAATTCAATATCGCGTTGAGGTTCAAGGGTCACAAATAGTTGGATGGTATGTTGATATGATTCAAAGGCGTGGCCGAGATACTGGTAAAGAAATAGAGTTGGGGAAAGATTTGATAGGTGTTACACGTATTGAACATTCAAGAGATATTTGTACAGCACTAGTCGGATTTGTAAAAGGTGAAGGCGATAATGTAATTACCATTGAAGGTATTAACAGGGGACTTCCGTATATTGTTGATAATGATGCATTTCAACGATGGAACGAACGTGGTAAGCATAAGTTTGGTTTTTATACGCCAGAAACAGAAGAGTTAAATATGACTCCGCAACGTTTAATGACATTAATGGAAATAGAACTGAAAAAACGTATTAATTCTTCAGTTTCGTATGAAGTAGAGGCACAATCGATTGGTCGCATTTTCGGACTAGCACATGAACTAATCAATGAAGGCGATACAATCCGAATCAAAGATACAGGCTTCATACCTAAGCTATATCTTGAAGCTCGTGTTATTGCTGGTGACGAATCATTCACTGATCCTGCACAAGATAAATACGAATTTGGGGATTATCGAGAGATAGTAGACCCAAACGAGGAACTAAGAAAGATTTACAATCGAATCCTTAGTAAATTCGGTGAGAAACAAGAAATGTTGGATCAGCTAGATAAATTAGTGAAAGAAGCCAATGAAACAGCAAGTAACGCTAAGAAAGAATCAGAAGCAGCGAAAACACTTGCCGAAAAGGTACAAGAGAATATTAAAAATAATACTGTTGAAATTATAGAAGCTAAGAATCCACCGACAACAGGTCTTAAACCTAATAAAACGCTTTGGCGTGATATTAGTAACGGAAAGCCCGGCATTTTAAAAATATGGACAGGTACAGCTTGGGAATCGGTTGTACCAGATGTTGAATCAGTTAAGAAAGAAACACTTGAGAAGGTTAATAAAGATATTGAGTCCACAAAATCAGAATTAAATCAAAAGGTTCAAGAAGCACAGAATCAAGCTACAGGACAATTCAATCAAGTACAGGAAGGTTTACAGGGTGTCAGTCGTACAATTTCTAATATCGAAAACAAACAAGGTGAAATTGACAAGAAAGTAACTCAGTTTGAACAGGATTCTAATGGATTTAAAACTTCTATCGAAACGTTAACGAAAAAAGATACTGAAATAAGCAGTAAATTAAATACAGTAGAGCAAACTGTGGAAGGCACAAAAAAGACGATATCCGATGTACAGCAAACAACAAGTGAGCTTAAGAAAACAACAACTGAAATAGAAGAAAAAGCTGGGAAGATTAGTGAGAAGCTAACAAGTGTAGAAACAAAGGTTAATAACGATAAAGCTGGAGGGCGCAACCTTTTACTAGATTCAAATGTTAAATACGAAAAAACAGAATACCTAATCAATCAATATTCTCTAACTGAAAATTTCTTTGCAGGCGAGGAATATACTTTTGTGATTAAGGGAAGTGTCCCACAAGGTCAGAAATTTGGGATTTGGCAGAATGGCGGTTCGAATAATGTTGGATATGCAACAAGTGTTTATGCTAACGGAATAACGTATGTAACCTTTAAAGCTGTTGCAACTACAAGTGGGAATGAACGAAAGTTAAGCTTATATAACTATCCAAGTAATACTACAAAGGCAACTGTAGAATGGGTTGCCCTGTATAAAGGGAATAAGCCACAGGATTGGACGCCAGCGCCTGAAGAACAGGTAACAACCGATGAATTCACCAAGAAAACCACTGAAATTACAAGAAGTGTAGATGGTATCAAAGAAACGATAACAAAAGTAGAAAATAATCAAAGTGGATTTGATAAGCGTGTTGCTACTGTAGAAAAAGATGCAACTGCTATTAAACAAAATGTCTCTTTAATACAAGATACGCAGACAGAACAAGGAAGACAATTACAAGAGGCAAAGGCTGGATGGGAAAATACTGCAAAAGCACTTGAAGGTAAAGTTGAGCTTAAACAAGTGGAGGATTATGTCGCTGGGTTTAAGATTCCTGAGTTGAAGCAAACAGTTAATCAGAATAAACAAGATTTATTAGATGAATTAGCTAATAAGCTTGCAACTGAGCAATTTAACCAGAAGATGACTCTGATTGATAACCGTTTTACTATCAATGAACAGGGTATCAATGCCGCAGCAAAAAAGACAGAGGTATATACGAAGACGCAAGCGGATGGGCAATTTGCAAAAGATTCTTATGTAAGAGATATGGAAACCCGTCTTCAGTTAACTGAAAAGGGTGTTAGCATATCTGTAAAAGAAAATGATGTAATCGCAGCATTCAATATGAGTAAAGAAAACATTACTTTGAATGCGAACAAGATTAACCTAAGAGGTTTTATTACAGCAGACCATATCAAAGGGCAAGTTTTAGAAGGAGTAACACTTAGAACTACTGGAAGTAGATTTGTTGAAATAAACCAGCAAAACTTTAAGATTTTTGATGCAAACAAACCTCGCGGTTATATGGGATTTATGGAGACGACAGATGGAAGTATTCAACCGTCCATCGTTCTGGGTTCTGACAATACTAAATATAGAGGTACAGGGTCATTCTATATGTATCAAGCGATACCCCGAATAGATGGTGTTGAGCAACCTTCTAAAGCGTATGCAAAATTTGGGATTTCTAAAGGGGAAAATGCAGAAGGGAATAATATATGGTCAAATTATATTCAAATGCAGAATGACGGTGGACATCTGAGCGTATATTCAGATGGACAATTTCGTTTTAAAAACTTGAATGATATTATTTTTGAATCTGAAGGATGGGCTCCAGGATATGGTTACTTCTCTGTAACTACAACTGAACCGCATATTTTTACAAATAACTCGGGGCAGTTTACTTTCAAAAGAAAAGGCAGTGACTATAAAATACATTTCATAAACGGCGCCACCGATCATGATTTAGTCATGGGTAATGCAATGATAAGATCAAGTTTTGTACAAGGTTATAACAACGGCTTGCAGATTAAAGATATGATGGGTCAAGGGTGGAAAGATATAGAATTAAGAACACTGCGAGCTAAAGAAAATATATCTGCTGCAGGGCGTATGTGGGCGCAAGAATTTATCCCTAGTTCTTCTCGTACGCTTAAAACGAACATAGAAGACCTTCCATTCTCCGCTTTAGATAAAATCAACTCTGTAAACATTAAACAGTATCACTTTATAAGAGATGTTGAACGCTTTGAGTCAGGGGAGTCTATTACACTTCCAATTAATTACGGTATGATTGCGGAGGACTCTGACGATGTATTCACTACACCACAGAAAGACGCTGTAACACTTTATAGCTCGGTTGCAATTTCTATTCAAGCAATACAAGAAGTTGACTTTAAAGTTAAAAATCTTCAATTTGACCACGGTATGTTGAAGCAGGAAGTTGTCACTCTTAAAGAACAACTTGAAGCAGAAAAACTTGAGAAAGTTTCAATGAAAGCTGAANTTGATGAATTAAAGGTATTAGTACAACAATTAATAAATGAGGAACCAAAGCAGCCATAAGCTGTTTTTTATTTTGCATAAAATACGGCTTTGATGAGAAAAAGAGAGACATCATCTCTCCTTTTCTTTAATATAGAAGTAGAATATCCGATTTATGAAGTTTATGAAATATATGAGGTGAATATATGGAACAGTTTATTTCAATAATTATATTTTCTTTACCAGGAATTTTAGCATATTTTTGGTTACAATTATTTGGATTGAATCCAACTGTGAAACATACTCCCACTGAAATGCTGGGGCTTGTTGCGTTATTATGGGTTCCTATTACAGGATTAACGTTTGCAACATATAACTTAACTGTTTTTATATTTGCGTCACCTAAGATTTATATTACAAACCTTAATGAAAT